TCATCTGTTAATTTAGTTATAACATATCCTTCAGCTAATTCAAAGATAGCCTTTGAAATTCCATCAAACCCTACTGCATTTCTAAATCTAACTCTATCCGATGTTGATCTTCCATGACTCTTCTCTATAACGGTTATTTCTGTTGTACCGGAATCCTCTGCGGCTGTTGTGAATGGATCAACAAGCAATAATCTTTCTGTGGCAGGCTCTGATCTGTCAGGTCTTGCATCTAACAAACTCTGCGTATCATCGATTTTAAGCCTACCTAAAAAGTTTTGTGGGTGATCTTTATCAGCAACGTCATAACCTACCCTCAGACCCGTTCTAACGCCGTTCTCGACCTCAAATACAAGGTCTTTTATAGGATATCTAAATCCAGTTCTGTCACAAATGCCATAAGCATACTTACCACTGCTATATGCCATTATTTTTCATCCTTGCTTTTATAATAATAATCATCGCTATCGCCATATCTTGATAAATTATCTGTATTTTCTACTTCGTATTCTATTGTACTCACTTTGAAGTCAGGCATCAAGGGCTTGTCTGGCGTTAAACTATTATCATATATCCTCATTCTATTATTTGGATATAAACCAAACTGTCCGTTTTCAAGTTCTATAAGGTTATGCGACTTATGTTCTGCAGGAGTTTCTGCTGTGCTGTAATCAATGGAATTAATATCTGAATGATAATTGTCTATAGTTGCTATATACTTTCCTTTAAAAGAGCCTTCGTCTCTTGTAAGTACCTCAAATACCATAGAAGCAATAAACTGTTTTTCTATGGCAACAACACCGTAATCCATACAATTCCAAAATTGTAAATTAGGCAAATTTAAATCTGGCTGTGGTGTTTTTTCTATCGATGTAAACGCACTTATTGGCAGTTTATCAAACATTGCCCCATAATCGGGTAGGTATGTTTCAAAATAAAAAGCTCTACCCGGCATAGATTTACAAGATATCCATACACCCTTTACAAATTCTCCATGACCATCTTGATGGTCTCTCAAGTATTCTTTGCGAACCCAAACATGAATTGCAGGCAGGTTGCATATCAGTTGCGACAATTAGTAGCCTCTATTAAAATTCATTCCTTTAGTAGCCGCTCCACCGCCACGCATTTTAACAAGACCACCCTTTTTCATGTATCCCATTTTATTTCTTACAGGTTGTGGTAACTTTCCTAACCCTTTGTTTTCTGTGGGTACGGGTTTTAAAGAACCTCCCCTGTTAAATTTAAATGGATTACCAACTGACTTACCAGAAAAACCTATCCCTTTAGTTGCTCCTTTTGTTTCAGCTTTTATTCTTTTTCTATTCTCTGGCCTTGCTCTTTTTTTAGCTGTACCAGTTATATTCCTAAAAAAATCACCAACACTATCGTAAGCAACTTCACCTTTTTCATTAACAAACTTACCTGTATAATCTTTAGCTGAACCTATTTTCTTTAATTTTTCTTTTTTAACATTAGGTGAAGGTGATTTGTTTGGCTTTGTAATTTTTGGCTTTTCAATTTTATTTTCCTTACCTATAGATGGACTACTTATAAGAGAACCCTTTAATGCAATATCTGCGGCAAGTTTTGGAAAGGGATTTGATAACTTTGATCTGTTTTGGTTTGGTCTTTTTATTAAAGATGTACTAGGTTTTTTTAGCTGTGTATTTTTTGGCTTTGTAATTTGTGTATTAGTGGATCTGTTACTTCTTTGAGTAATAAATTTGCCGCTTCCCTGTCCTCCTCCTGTATTTCTTGTTGTTGTAACTCTGCTTGCTCTTGGATTAACTTTAGGAGGATTAATCTTACCACTGCCTTGCCCTTTAACATTTCTTTGTTGTATTTTGTTACCAACGCTTCTTGCGCCTTTTATAACTTTGTCACCTATTCTTGTAAGAGTGTTTTTTACACCCGGCACTTTAGATACTATATTACCCATTCTTCCTACAGGAAGAAACGGAAGAACCTTGCCTAAATCTTTTACTATTGATCTCTTTTTAAGAACTTTTTTCCCATCTTCTCTTACAGTGTAGTCTTTGTTTTTGTCGATTATTCTACCTTCTTTAACAGTTTTTCTTCTTTTTTTAAACATCTCTTCTTGTTTTTTTTTAGTTTCTGATCTAGACATTACAATCTCCTTTAAGCTCCATAAAATGTGTCATAAGGTACAAATCTAGCAGACGCACTTTCTGTGTCTTCCCCTGCTGCTAGTTCAAACTGGAATTCATATTCCTGTTTAAGGGGTACAACTCTATTTGCAACTTCTGGTCTTTTCATAGCTATGTAATAAGCTAAACCAGAAACAAGACAAGGCACAAATCTAGGTGGCACAAATGATGTTGTTGTTCCATCTATACCAGATGATATGCCGTCTATCCCTGCTATCCTATAATAAGATAAAGTATATGTATCAGAACTGTCTGGAACAGGCCATAATGTAGCAGTTGTTGATCCCGCTAGTCTTTGTATAAATATTTGTGTAGGTTTGCCTGTGGAATTTTTGGCAGATTGTTGTGCATATGTTGAAACGCTAACCCTTGTTAGATTGGTATCAACTTGATTGACCCCTGTGCCAGTTCTTATTTGATGCTCAACCAAATCAACTGTATCTGTTGGCAATGTATATGTTGCTGTACCAGATGTTAATGCTTGAGTACCTGCCTCTATAGTCCAAAGGTTTAAGCCTCTGTTCTGCCATTCCATAGTTAATATATTAAAGCTGCGTCTTGCGTTTCTTAAATCATTACCAGTTCTAAGCTCTAATCCTGCTCTTTGGTAAGCTTCCTCAAACAAATCAGGTATGTCTGGTACTACTACTGCCATTTATGTGACCTTTCTATAATTTTTCGTCTTTCGTGCAACCTTCTTGGGTTGTTTAGCCACTTGTTTACCTGCTCTAATTGCTTTTCGTTTAAGAGCCGTAGAGGCTGCGTATTCAGAGGGCGATAGAGCTTTAATTGCTTTCGCAGGTAAGTAACGCTCACCGGTTGCTTTTGGCCCTTGTGTACTAGGTTTGCCACTCTTGGTTCGCCATTTTTGTTTTGTCCATGCACGAAGAGACCTCTGTGATTTTTTTAAACCAGACATTACTTTCTACTCATCCATGCCGTTGTACCCATGTATGCTCCCACTATACCAGCACCAGACAAATAAAACAAATTACTTATATCAGATAAAGCCTTAACTCTTTCCAAGTCTACGAAAAACATAGCAACTGTAAATATACCCATAGATATTAAAGTATATCTAGCCATTCTAAGTTGAGCTAAATGTTTCCTTAACTCGTCTTCTGTTTTTTTAATTTCTTTAACATGAGACAGCTCTTCATCTGTTACAATGCCGTCACCATCTTCATCATATTCTTCATATATACTATTTTTTTGTAATTTTTTCATAAGCGGTTTTAATCTCCTCTATTGTTCTTTTACAACCAATACAAGTTTTATTATCATCTAACTTACAAACACCAATACACGGACTCATTTAGCAATGCTCCTTAAGCTTTCCATTACTTTATCTATTGAAGGCTCTTGACCATTAGGATTGAAAACACATTGATAATTGCGTGGGCATCCTACATGAATATCAGTGAACTCTAATTCATATGTCTTTTGTGCGCCAACATAAATGCAAGCCATTTTATCTTTAAATACTTTTTGTTTTTTTAATCTGCAGGTAGTCATTTTGGGAACAGTTAAAGTTCCATTTCTTATTTTTTGATCTCTTGTGTAATCTTTCGCATAAACTTTTACACCTGCAACCGTCAAACCGATAATCAAACCAATGATTATAAACCCATAGCCAACCCATTTAATAACCTCTAATATCTCGTCTTGTTTTCTTTTTGCTTCTATCTTGGCTTTTCTTTGAGCCTCTTTAGCTTTTGCTATTCTGTCAGCTCTTTCAGCAATAATCTGATCCCATGCTTGAGGTCCAAATCTTAAATTAATAATTTGTTTTAGCTCTTGTCGCTTTTCTTCTAAAAGTTTTCTATCTATGTAATCTGTAGCACTTGATTCAACTGAACCAAATTGCTCCATAATAGACATACCTTTCCCTTGCCCCTTATTCATCTGCTCTTCGCCAAGAAAGAAGCCGTCTATTTGTTTAGCTATGCCTTGTATATCTTGAACCGTAGATATATTTTCTTTTATGAAATCAACGCTTTTTTTTACTAAAGCTATTCCTGTTAATATCTCTGCGACAACCATAAATTAATCCTTTATTTATAGCCGCCACCTGCTTTCTTGTAAGCTTTGGCCATCATCTGTGCTTTTCTAGCAGACCATTGACCGGGTCTACCACCCTTGCCACCTGCCTTTATTCTATTAAATATTCTTTTTCTTAATCCGGGCTTTGTATAGTTTCCCGCTTCATTAACTCTACTTTTCTTAACTCTACCACCAGCTTTCATCCCAGAGCCATCGTCTATATTTTTTGCTGTTCTTAATATTTGAAGATCACCAGCATCTGTTCCAGAAGTTAAAAAACCACCACTATTTAATCTTGTAACTTTCATCAGGATCTCCTATTTACTTTTTTAGCCTTCTTTGTTCTTGGAAAAGATCTATTAACTGACGCAGATTTTACTGTAAGATTTTTCTTTTTGTTATCTTTGGGATTACCATTCTTATGAGCTACGTCTTTACCATCGCCCTTTTTAACTTTACCAGCAGCATTCATAACTGACCTAGCTGTATTTCTACTAGCTCGTCTTTTTTTTTGCTCTTTCTTTTTATGGTAGTTATCGTACTCGCCACGATAGTTACGATTGGGCATTTTGCAATTCCTCTAATTCTTTAACCCACTCATAACCAAATTTACTTTCCCATACATGATCTGTAATAATCATTGCACAAGCTTTACAAGTTGTAGAATTTTCAGCTTTTTCATCTAAGGCAGTTTTGCATTTTGGGCAAACAATATCGATCATTATTTTGCCCTAGTCTTTCCTTTCATAGCGCAACCATCTATAGCTCTTTTTCTTTTAACGGGTCCCCCAGCAAACAATCTTTGCATCTCTGTCATTTTATTGGATGCCAGTGGTGTCATTTGGTTTGCGCCCTGCATGGCCATTGCTCTTTTCTTTGCCTCTTCTCTTTTGTCCATTGCCAAAGAACCTATAGGACTAAGACCTGTCTTTCCTAAAGCAGATGCTAATTTACTCATTGGGCCTTTGCCCTTCATGATACTGTAAGCTGGAGAAAAGGTTTCTAACATTTTACCTATATTCTTTTTTTGAACAGGTTTCTTTTTCATGTTATTTTTTGCCTTTCATAGATCCGCCATAGCGTTTTTTTATAGGAACATTACGTCTTTTATCACCTGTTTTAACATTACCAGCGCCTGCTGATGGAGCAACTCTCTTAGGAACTACAGGGCCTTTCTTTCTTGTCTTGCCTTGTTGAAAGTTCATATAATCACGAAGACTTAAACCTGATTTCTTTAACTGCTCTTTTGTAACTATTGGCCCCTTTTTAGGCTTTGCCTTTTTAACTATTCTAGGATCTACAGTAGCATTTGCTTTCTTGCCTATAAATTTTGTAGATTCTTTTTGGGATTTAATTAAAGTATCCTTCTTAGTTTTTTTGGCATCAGCTAATTTTCTAATCGGACTCTTTTTATTTTCAGGAACTTTTTTCTTAGAACCGGTAAAAAAACTTTTAATTCCAGCAACTAAATCGTCACCAATTTTCTTCTTTTTAAGATTCTTTGGTCTTGGTTTTGGTAATGCCATTTTGTTTCCTTTCAT